TAACTCAGATCAGCCGTGAAATGGTTGAAGATGCAGGCGTGGACATTCTTGGATTCCTTGCAACTCAGACCGGTAACGCACTTGGCTATGCAGTCAATGGCGCACTAACAACTGGAACTGGTACAACTCAGCCAACAGGTATCGTTACTGCTGCTGGTTCAGGTATCACTGGTTCTACCGCAGTATCTGGCGCATTCACCGCTGACAACCTAATTGACTTGGTTTACAGTGTTGATACCGCAGGTCGCACCCTACCGGGTACAGGATGGCAAATGAACGCTCAGGCGATCTCTGCTGTTCGTAAGTTAAAGGACACTGCTGGACAGTACTTGTTTAGCCCGTCCCTAACTGCTGATGCTCGTGATCTATTGCTTGGTTACCCAATCTTTGAGAACCCAGCTATGGCATCCCCAGCAACAAGCGCGAAGTCAGTAATCTTTGGTCACTTGCCAAGTTACTTTGCTCGCACCGTTGGTGGATTGCGCCTAGATCGTTCAGACGATTACGCATTCCAGAATGACCTAATTACATTCCGCGCCACAATGCGCGTGGATGGAAACCTAATCCAGACTTCACATGTGAAGTACTTTGCTGGTGCAGCTTCCTAATTAGGAAACCATAAACCGTAGAACCCCACCGGGAGCGCAGGCTTGGTGGGGTTCTACTTTTATTTGACCATGTTTTAATGTAAGGTCAAAGCACCTGCGAATAAAGGAATCCCCTGTGTCAAAACCATTAGCAATTGGCTGGAACAGTAACGCGCCGTGGGCGAATACTGGCTATGGAACTCAAACAGCACAAGTAACACAGCGACTCAAAGCACTTGGTCACGATGTTGCGATCTTCAACAACTACGGTCTAGAGGGAAGCAACACAGACTGGAACGGTATGCCCGTTTATCAACGTGGCGCAGACTTGTATTCAAACGATGTAGTCCCAGCACACATGCACGATTGGACAACGCGCCACCCTAAGCAAGGTCACATTCTTTTTACGCTGTATGACGTGTGGGTATTTAAGGGTGATCGCTGGCTAGATTGGAACGTGGCTAGCTGGGTTCCAGTTGATCATTTACCAGTACCGCCAGAAGTTACTAAGTGGCTTGCGCGTGATGCAGTTACCCCTATCGCTATGAGCCAGTACGGTCAGTCAATGATTGAGAACGTAGGCATTGAGTCCCTTTATGCGCCACACGGTATCGAGCCAGTCTTTAAGCCAATGAAACGCCACAAGGGAACTACTGGCAGAGAATACATTGGCGTAGGCGAGGACAAGTTCGTTATTGGCATGAACGCAGCCAATAAAGGCGTAAGCCCTAATCGCAAAGCATTTGGCGAGAACATTCTTGCGTTCTCTATGTTTGCCCAGAAGCACGATGACGTTGTTCTGTATCTGCACACAGATCAGATGGGCGCATTGGGCGGAATCAGACTATTGCAGTTGCTTCAATCCTGTGGAGTGCCAGAAGAAAAGTTTAAGTTTGTTGATCCTTACACTTATCGCAATGGTATAGACCAGCAGACTCTAGCCACGATCTATACGGCTATGGATGTTTTGCTTGCAACCTCTTACGGCGAGGGCTTTGGTATTCCTACTGTGGAAGCACAAGCCTGTGGCACACCAGTAATCATCAGCGACTTTGCAGCTTCAACCGAGCTACTAGGTGACGGCTGGCTAATTGACGGGCAACCGCTTTGGGATGCACCGCAGTCCTCTTGGTTCCACATGCCAAGCGTTCCTGCAATTGTTGATGCCCTAGAGCAGGCTTATCAGCGTGGTCGTGGCAGGTCAGAAAAGGCACAAGAGTTTGCTAAGGCGTATAACGCGGATACCGTCTTTGAGGAGCATTGGAAACCCGTACTTACGGTTTTAGAAACAAAAGCCTACGAGCGACTCTAAGCATGAAAATCGGCTGGTATACACATCACATAGAGAACGCGCCTAACGTGGCTCTCGGTGGCTCTGTGAGTCCCACAGGACTATTCACGGGGCAGTTTGCAGGTGGGGCAGAAATGTCAGACTACGAATACCGCATGCAAGCACCTCTGGGCTTTGAGATCGAGATTGTTACGCCATACACATTCGATACACATGACATACACCAATTCGATTCAGTCATTGTCACAGGAACAGATGCGTTCACAGATCAGCAGTTGAATAGGTTGAGCGAGTATGACCCGTTCGTATTTGTGCATCACTTACAAACCCCACGCGCAGGGCTTAACGCTCTGATTCGTGGCTCTCGATTATTCGTAACCCATACCCCGGCACACATGCGCAAAGAGTTATCTTGGTCAAAGCCACGCAAGACAGCGCAGGTTCTAAGCTATTTCGATACCAGCAAGTGCTATGACCACATGGACAAGCAACCATTTGCATTGTGGGCTGCTAGGAATCATCCCTTAAAAGGTCAGCTACGCGCTCACGCTTGGGCAGCTCAGGCAGGCTATGAGTTCAAAGCTCTTACGGATGTACCCCGTGAACATGTCCTAGATGCTATGGCAAGGTGCGAATGGTTTGTGCATTTACCCTTAGCCTTTGAGTCAGAGTGCAGAGCAGTTATGGAAGCGGTGCTTTCAGGTTGCAGGATTCACACTAACGAAAACGTAGGAATAACTAGCGTTGAAGATTGGCACGATGCAGATGCACTGCGCCACATGGTAGATAAGGCAGGCGATACATTTTGGAAACTGGTAAACCAATGAGAATGCTTACAATCATTCCTACAAGAGGGCGCAACGATAACGCAATTAGATTGTTTGAAGCGATCAACGCAACGGCTGACTTTACAGAGGTCATCTTTGCAATAGATGCAGATGATGTTAAAACCTATAACGGACTTATGGCAGAAACTGCTGGGCTAGATAACGTCAAGGTTTGTATCGCTGACCGTATGGGAATGAACGGGACACTTAACCACTGGGCTTTATGGTTTGCGCCTGACTACGATTACATCTGTTTTATGGGTGATGATCACTTACCGCGCACAGGTGGCTGGGATACGAAACTTGCAGAAGCTATTGGCACAGAGCCGGGCATTGCTTACGGCAACGATTTACTGCAAGGCGAGAACTTGCCTACTGCCGTAGTCATGTCTAGCAAGATCATTAGGGCTACTGGCTTTATGTCACCGCCAGCCTTAAAGCACTTGTTCCTAGATAACTATTGGCTTGCGATGGGTAACGCTTTAGAGAACGTGAACTACTTGCCAGAGGTAATTATTGAACACATGCACTACACAAACGGCAAGGCAGTCCATGACGATAGATACGCAGCTGTAAACACAGTTGAAATGCACAACGGCGATCAGGCTATCTTTGCTGAATACCTAGCCACAGAATTCAGCAATGACGTTGAGAACGTAAAGGCTTGGTAATGAAGATCCTTATTACTGGGCATAAGGGTTTTGTTGGTCGCAACTTTGTTAAGGCTTTGCCAGATAGCGACATAACAGGCATTGACCTAAAAGACGGCCATGATTGCAGGGATTTCTTCAAGAGCAATACAGAACAGTTTGATCTAGTGATTCACTTAGCAGCCATTGTTGGTGGTCGCGCAACTATCGAGGGTGAGCCATTATCTGTGGCAACTGACCTGTCAATAGATGCAGAGTTCTTTAACTGGGTGCAAAGCACTAAGCCTAAGAACGTGGTCTACTTCTCTAGCTCTGCTGCTTACCCAATAGACCTACAAACCACACACCGCCGTCACCGTCTAGATGAATGGGATTTGAACCTTGATGCGGTTAGGAATCCTGACCTGACTTACGGCTGGGCAAAACTTACCGGGGAATACTTGGCGCAGTTTGTAACTGACTCAAACGTGTTTATCTTTAGACCGTTCTCAGGTTACGGCTCAGACCAAGATGCTGATTATCCGTTTCCTAGTTTCATTGACCGCGCTCTAGGAAAGGCAGACCCCTTTGACATTTGGGGCGATGGTGAGCAGGTGCGCGACTTCATCCACATTGAGGACATAGTTCAGGCTGTGCTTTGGCATGTTCAAACCGGTTACACAGGCACGTTTAATCTATGTTCAGGACAAGCCACTAGCTTTAATGACCTTGCTGAAATGGTCTGCGAGGAAGCAGGTTACAAGCCTGTGTTTAACCACATCGAGACTGCGCCAGTAGGTGTTCAGTATCGAGTAGGCACACAGCATTTATCGCATCAGTATTTCGTTCCTAAAATCAGTCTGCGTGAGGGAATCCGTAGGGCATTAGCAGAACGCAAGTAGAATAGTAAAGACTTTAGGAGTTACTTTGGCGATCACCAACGGCTATGCCACCCTTGCACAGGTTAAATCAGCCCTACGCATTTCTGACAACGTAGATGACAGCCTGCTTGAAATGGCTATTGAGTCTGCATCACGAGCTATTGACGGACACGCAGGCCGATACTTTTACTCATCTGGAACAGCCACACGCTACTACGCAGCTGACGATTCTTACGTTACTCAGATTGACGATGTATCAGGTACAGCCTTAACGCTACAAACTTCATCTGCTGGCGATGGCATCTTTGATACAACATGGGCAGTCGGTGACTATCAACTAGAACCACTTAACGGCAACGTAGATGGTCTTGCAGTTCCATACACACGGATTCGCGCTGTTGAAAACTACCTATTTCCAGTTGAGTCAGATCAGGCACTTATCAAACTAACCGCAGTATTTGGGTGGGCATCTGTGCCTATCTCGATTACACAGGCTTGCATCATTCAGAGCAGCCGTATCTTTAAGCGTTTAGATAGTCCTCTCGGCATAGCTGGCTTCGGGGACATGGGCGCGATGCGAGTTAGCCGTTACCTAGACCCTGACGTTGAGCAGTTGGTTGCGCCTTATCGCCGGGTTAGGAACTTTGCTTAATGGCTTCCATTTCAGAGCTACGCGCTGGGATCAAAGCTAACCTAGCCACGATTAGTGGGCTACGGGTTTCAGACTTTCAGCCTGACAACATCAACCCACCAGTTGCCATTGTCTTTCCAATTGGCGTTAATTACGACGATACGTTTGCGCGTGGGATGCAGACCTACACATTCTCAGTTCAGGTAATCGTAGGCAGGGTTTCAGAACGCTCTGGGCAGAACTCCATAGATGCTTACATTTCAAGCACTGGAAGTAAGAGCATTAAACTAGCGATAGAATCAAACAAGACACTTGGTGGCAAGGCGTTCGATCTCAGAGTTACAGATATGCGCAACTATGGGGAACTACTTGTTGGTGAGGTAAACTATTTATCGGCAGAGTTCGTAGTTCTCTGCTACGCAGACTAAGGAGCAATACCGAATGCCAAAATTCGCCGCAACGGATTACAAAATTACAGTGGCTGGAGTTAATCTGTCCGCTAACTTAAACAGCGTGGAACTCGCTTTGGAATCAGATGACCTTGAAACAACCGCATTCGGTGGCGATTTCCGCACCCGTATTGGTGGTCTAAAGAGTGGATCAGTAACACTTCAGTTCATGCAGGACTTTGGCGCAGCCTCAGTTGATGCAACACTGTTTCCTCTTTACAACACACTTGCAACAGTTGTTATCGTTCCAACATCAGGAACTGTAAATTCAACCAACCCAAGCTACACAGCAACTTGCTTAGTCAACAGCTACTCGCCGTTTGCAAGTTCTGTTGGTGACATTGCAACATTCTCAGTAACTTGGCCAACATCAGGCACAGTCACACGAGGTACTGTCTAACTATGAAAATCAACCTGCGCGTAACTTTTAATGATGAAACAGTAGAAGAAGTATCTGCTACTGCGCGTGACCTTGTTGCATTTGAGGACAAGTTCACTAAGTCGGTTGCATCACTTGAAACAGACTTTCGCATTACTGATCTACTGTGGCTTGCATGGCACTGGCTAGAACGTAAAGGCAAGACAAAACTTACCTTTGACGAATGGTGCGATGAAGTTGAAACTATTGAAGCGAGTGAAGAAAGCCCAAAATAACTGGGTTGGGTGACACATCCCAACACTGGCATTTGGCTTATCTATCCTGTGAGACTGGCATTGCTCCGTCAGTCTTAATGGAAGAATCTGAGCGTATGCTTTTCACAATGGGAATGTATCTGCGCTGGCGAAACAGTCAGGGGAACTAATGGCAACATCTAGAGTCACTGGGGTTGCTGACACCGTTAGAGTTCTCAACAAGCTAGACAAAGAGATTGTTAAAGAAGCCCGTAAAGACTTAAGAACTGGCGCACAACCAGTTGCCAGTGCAATTCAATCCAACATCCCCAACCAAGCACCTTTGCGTGGCATGATCCATAATGGGCGCACAAGATGGCAACCGTCAGGCGTTACGGCAAAGGTCAAAACCAACTTTTCTAAAAAGGCACAACGCAATGAAACATCCTTAGTTTCTATTGTTGTAGGTGCTAAAGGAAAGAATGCTGCTGGTGCTGCTTCATTCCAGATTGCAGACATGGCAGGTCGCAAAGCCAAGGGTAAAACCCGATCTGGTAAAGCTATGATCAACAAACTTAATTCAATTGCTAAGGCTTCCCGGTACGTCTACCCTGCTGCCGAACGTGAATTACCTTATGTCATAAATCAAGTTGAAGGTACAATTAAGGGGTTAAGCACCTCGTTGAATAATGAATTAAAAAGGAACAGGTAAATCATGGCAATTATTGTTCCGATTACTACGACCTTTGATCCTAAAGGTTTAGACAAAGCCATTGCAGCGGTAAAGGCTGCCGAGGGTGGCTTCAACAAGTTAAATACAACCGCTAGCATTTTCTCAGCTAGTTTAGTTAATACTGGTCGCTCATTAACTCGAAACGTAACTGTTCCTCTTTTAGGTCTTGGCGTTGTTGTAAACAAGACAATAAATGACGCATCCAACTTGCAAGAAGCGCAGGCTAAAGTAACTGCCGTCTTTGGTGAGCAAGCAAATCAAATCTTTAAGTGGGGTCGTACAACCTCTACGGCTCTTGGTGTATCAAGTAGAGCAGCGTTAGAAGCTGCTGGTACTTACGGCAACTTGTTCCAAGCCTTTGGTATTGGTCGAATTGAATCTGCAAAGATGTCTACTAGGTTAGTTGAACTTGCAGCCGACATGGCTTCGTTCAACAACGTACCTATTGAAGATGCTCTTACTGCATTGCGCTCTGGTCTATCTGGGGAAACAGAACCGCTAAAGCGTTTCGGTGTTGCTCTCAATGATGTACGTCTACGACAGGAAGCACTGAACTTAGGAATCTATAACGGTCAGGGTGTCCTATCAGTTGCTCAAAAGTCACAGGCTGCCTACGCTCTGATTCTTAGAGATACCGCATTACAGCAAGGTGACGTAGCTCGTACCGCTGATGGTCTTGCTAATCAAAAGAAATTCTTAGCTGCGCAGGTTGAGGATTTATCAGGTACTTTTGGTGCGGTACTTATGCCAGTAATGATTAACGTAGTTGGCATCATTCGTAATCAAGTGCTACCAAATCTGCAAAAGTTTATTGAAGCCTTTAAGACTCTTTCGCCTACCGCTATTGTTACTGCAATTCAGATTGGTTTCTTTGCTGCTGCACTTGGCCCGGCAATGATTGCTGTTGGCTACATGATCAAGCTAGTACAAGGTCTTGCTACTGCATTCCAGTTCTTGATAAAGCGCGTAGTTTTAATACCTACTGTTCTTTTGTTAATAGTGGCAGCTTTAGTTAAATCTACTGATGCAACTATGTCGTGGGGTCAGGCTATCTACAAAACCATTCGCGGAGTTGTAATTGCTTTTGTGCAAGTTGGAAATGCCATTATCACAGTCATTAACTACATTGGTAAAGCAGAAAATGCCTTTGCTGTTTTAACAGGTCAGTCACGCAGATTTACAGAAATCACTTATAACTTTGATGGTTTAGTTAAATCACTTGATGACGGTGCTGTTGCCTTTGGCAATTTCAGTGCTGAAATGAAAAAAGAACAATCTAATCTTTCTGCGATTGCTGCGGAAGCCAAAGGTCTTGCTGAATCTATTGACACGCCGGGTGGTGGCGGTGGTTCATCTAAGTCTGTTGGTGGTGCAAGTAAAGCTGCTACTGAAAAGATTGCTAAGTTCACAGAAGCCCTATCTGCTGCCAATCAGGCTCTAGCTGACGGTAAACAAAAATTCAAAGATTATGCAAGTTCTGTAACCAGTTCGATTACAGGTGTCATAAATTTCAGTTCAGCTGCTACTTCGGAAACAGGCTCATTCCTAGAGAACTTAATTGCGCAAGCTACTAAGGCTCAGGACTTTGGAACTAAAGTCAAAACGCTTTTGTCTATGGGATTATCTGAAACTGCTATTGGTCAAGTACTCGAAGCAGGAGCAGATGCAGGCACAAAGATTGCCGATGAAATTATTGCTGGTGGCGCAACTGTTGTAGATCAGGTTAATACTTTAATTACCGCAACTGCATCAGTAGCAGAAGAACTTGGTACATCTGCTGCAACTCAGTTCTATCAGGCAGGCATTACAGCAGGTCAAGCACTTGTGGATGGTGTGCGCGCTGCTATCGCCGCTGCTGGATTTACCATAGATGCGAGTGGCAACATACTAAGTCCAGCGACTGAATCAGCTGCTGCGGCAGTATCGGCAGTTGAATCAAAGACTAAGGCTAAACCTAAAGCCAAAGCTAGTTCTGCAAAGAAACCAACTACTCCTGCTGTAAGTCAGGGACTGCTTAACAAGTTAGCAAGAATCCCTGCAATGGCAGCTGGTGGAATTGTTACCGGGCCAACTCTTGCTCTTATCGGTGAAGCCGGGCCAGAAGCAGTCGTGCCTTTATCAGGTCGCAATGCTGGCATGGGCAACACATACAACATCACGGTAAATGCTGGCATGGGTACAAACGGCGCACAGGTTGGCAGAGAAATTGTAGATGCAATTAAGAAGTTTGAAAAGACTTCAGGCCCAGTATTTGCGAGCGCATAAATGTCAGTGCCAGCAACAACAGTTGAATTGGGTTTTGATCTAAGCGGTCTAGGTGGCAACTTCTTTATTCTTGACAGCGCGGAGCAAGGCGTTCTGGACAATACAGAATTCACTTTGGGCGGCACGTTATTTTATGACGTGTCTGAGTATGTGCGTTCTGTCAGTGTGTCGCGTGGTAAGTCACGTCAGTTAGAAAGATTTACAGCCGGCAACGCCACCATAGAGCTGAACAATAATGCACGAGTATTCGATCCACAAAACACAAGCAGTCCTTTCTATGGTCAGATTATTCCTAAGAGAACAATTAAAGTCGAAACTGCTGGATCTGCTGTTTTCTATGGTGTAGTAGATGACTGGAATCTAAACTACGATCTATCAGGTTTATCAGTTACCACTGCCGACTGCGTGGATGGTTTCACCTTGTTAGCACAACGCGCTCTGTCTGCTCACACGGCTACATCAGAATTAACTGGTGCAAGAATCAACGCTGTTCTAGATCGCCCTGATGTTGATTGGCCTACTGACTTACGAGCCATAGACACAGGCTCACAGTTATTGCAGGCAGATGTAGTTGATGATGGCGCAAACGCTCTAGAGTATTTACAGCTAGTGACCAGCACAGAACCCGGTTCTATTTTCATTGGTAAAGATGGCAACTTAATTTTCAAGGATCGAACTGTCGCGCCAGTTTCAGCAGGTCAAGTTATCTTTGCTGATGATGGTTCAGGTGTTGAGTTTAGTGAAGTGCAAGTTATCTATGGTTCTGAATTGCTTTACAACTACATTCAGATTGAAAGAGCAACTGGTGGAACTGCGATAGCAACAGACTCTGATTCCATAAGTAACTATGGGCAACAGGCACTAATCGAGTCTGGTTTGTTAATGAACTCAGATGATGATGCTGAGTCTCTGGCTAACTATCTGCTGAATCAGTTTAGGAATCCTGAGTACAGATTTGAAACACTTTCGGTACAACTAGAAGCTCTGAGCAGTGCGGATCAGATTGACGTTCTAGGTTTGGAAATTGGTGATGTCTGCCAGATTAAATTCACACCTAATCAAGTAGGCTCACAGATAAACCAATACGCAAGTATTATTAAGATTGCTCACACCATTGCGCCATTCTCGCACCGTATTACATTTGGCTTTCAAACCCTTGATTATGCTAGCCTTGTTCTTGATGACCTTGAATTTGGTTTACTCAACGATGGACATTTAGGATTCTAGGAGCATAATGGCTTTACAAACTTTCACAGCAGGGCAGGTTCTAACTGCTGCTCAGGTTAATGCGCTACAAGCGAACGACTACAACCAGACAGTCTCAACAAAAACTGATTCTTACACTTTAGTTGCTGCCGATAAAGGCACAAGAGTTGTAATGAATAAAGCAACTGCCACAACGATCACGGTCAATACTGACCTGTTTAATGCTGGTGATACTTTGTTTATTCAGAACATTGGTGCTGGTGTTTGCACGATCACAGCAGGAACAGCAACAGTTTCAACTGCTGGCTCATTGGCACTAGTTGAAAACGCTGGTGGAACTCTGTACTTCACTTCAGCAGGTGTTTCTATTTTCTTCCCAACTGTGGCTGCTGCTGCCACAGGCGCATCAGGTTTAACTTTAATTGCCGCACAAACAATCGGCACAGCAGTTTCATCGGTGACAGTAAGTAATTGTTTTAGTGCAACATATGATTCTTACCAAGTTTTTATTAATAATAGTTCTGCTAGTACAACCGATTACATAAGTTTAAGACTTGGGGTAAGTGGTACACCTTCAACCGCATCATACGATTCAGGATTTGTACAAACTGCGTATTCAGGCAGTGCGGTTTCAGGGGCAGGAAGTCCAAACGCAAATAGAGTTGAATACGCTGGTAGATGTACTGCTTTTTTTGTCGAATTAGATTGCAAGATTATTGATCCTTTTACAATTAAGCACACAAGGTTTCACAGTCAATATACAAATGGTGATGTTGGCGCAATGCACCATGTTGGTTTGCACAGACAAACTACTTCTTACAATGATTTAGTCGTACTCTCAAACGGGGCTACCATGACAGGCGGCACTATCCGCGTGTACGGCTACCAAAACTCATAAGGATAATGACATGGCAACTACAAAACCAAATGTACAAATTGATGATGAAGTACGACCAATGACTGACGAGGAATACACTTTATACAAGTCAGAGCAATTAGCAAATGTGGCAAGGCAGGTAGAAGCCGATGCAAAAATTGCAACTCGTGAAAGCGCACTTGCAAAACTTGCAGCTCTTGGACTAACTGCTGATGAGATCGCAAGCCTGTAAACTTGTCTTAACACCCTGCGCTTAAATCTTTTGGAGTTACATTGAAGCGCAAGCAAGTTAAAGACATAATTACTCGCATGGTTGCAGTTGTTGTTGCATCCGTCATGGGAACAATCGGTGCTGGTTCGATCATCGGCGTTGAACTATGGAAGTCAGCTAGTATGGCTGCGATTCTTGGTGTGGCTATTGTCCTAGAGGGTCTTGCTCGTGCCTACATTGCAGACGGCAAACTTGACGAAACAGAAATTAACGATGCTTTCGGTAAGGCAAACGGCAAGAAGTAAATGAAGCGCATAAGGGTTGCCCTAACTGCGCTACTTGTCGGAGCATTCATGTTCCTTAGTCCTAGTTCTGCATTCGCAGAATCAGTTATGACCACGATTACTTGCGCAACCCCTGACGGACAACAGCAAGAGTTTGGAGTGGGTTGGGATAATTCCAACGAGTTCTTTAATGGTCGTGGCGAAATACCGCGCTTGTATTGTGAGGGTGGTTATGCCGGTGATTACACGGTTTATGTATCAGACACTCTTGCTCTAGATGATCCGCGCCGTTGGTTTAACGGTGTAGCTCCTGAGCTAGAACCTACGCCTGAACCAAGCATTGAACCTGAACCAGTCCCAAGCGTTGAGCCAAGTCTGGAACCAGAGCCAACGCCAATAGTTGAGCCTACGCAAGAACCAACACCTGATGCAACGCCGTCAGAAACAGCAACACCAACACCAGAACCCATACCCGTAGCCACACAAGAACCAGAGCCTACACCAGAGCCAACCCCAAGCCCTGAGCCAAGCGTTGAACCTACACCTGAACCAACGACTACACCTACGCCAACTGTGTCTGAGGTTTCTCCTGAGCCTGTTATTGATCCAAGCCCTATCGCATCAGATTTAGTACCAGATTTAGTGCCAGAAGAACCTGTACAAGAATCTGCACAAGTTGTTGCTCTAGAAGTTCCTAGCGCACTGGCAAGCGTTCCCGGCATCGTTGCAGTCTTTGAAGCTGCGGAAGCCTTTATGAACATTGGTAGCGACATGACAGAAGAAGAACGCGAAGAATCGCAGTCTGTTGTAGTGGCTGCCGTAATTGTTACCCAGTTAGCACTACCAAGGAGAATGAAATGAAATGGTTAAAGACCTACCTGCGTGAGATCACTGCTGAAACTTACACGTTCGTAGGTTTACTCACTGCTTACTTCACCTTGGATGGGTCAGCTAAGAAAGTAACTGGCTTACTTATCTTGGTTGGTGCTTTGATCTGGCTGGTAACATTGCCTTTAAGACAAGAGGATGAGGATTAACTAATGGGTTCACCAATCGCAGGCAAGACACCAAGCACTCCCTACAAGAAACTAGGCAAGTGGTGGAGCAAGGGTTATCACACAGGCGTAGATTACGCAGTTCCTGTTGGCACTGACGTTCTTGCAGTAGCTGATGGCAAGATTGAGAACGCATCTTGGGGAAAGTCTTACGGAACTCAATTAGTCCAGAAGTTAGATAGCGGTTGGTTTATCTATGCTCACCTATCAAGCACCCTAGTTAAGCCGGGTGACAAGGTTAAGGCTGGACAAGTCATTGCTAAGTCTGGCAATACAGGCAACTCAACCGGGCCACATCTTCACGCAGAACTCCGGAACAACATTAGATGGAGCGCAGGCACAGACCTTGACCCTTACTTGTTGATCGGTACAAAGAAAGCATCAGCAGTTGCAAAGGCAAAGACTAAAGTTGCTGCACCTGTTGTCAAGAAAAAGACTAAAAAGAAGTAATGACACGGCTAGTAATAGCCTGCGCTCTAGTCATTTCCTTAATTGCAAGTTCACCTGCTCAGGCCAGTGAGCCTTACTTAGTTGCAACTGCTAAGAAGTCTGGACTGTGTAAGAACGACAATGCCCAAAAGGTCACTGGTAAGTGGCAGACTTTTGCAGGCTGTGAGCCGTTTGTATTAAACGGTGAGCGTTCCTTGTTCTTCGTTCAGCTGCACATCAACTGCACTAAGCGACCTAAATACGTCAAGTTAAGGCTTGTGCGTTTAACTCCTAATGGGAAAGACAGCACAGGCACAACCACGTTCTCATTCACACCGCAAACAACTAAAGACTGGCAAGGGACTATGTGGTGGGAAGCAAAGACTAAGCACCCAATCGTGGCACAGTATAAAGTTGTGGGTGGTAAGTGTTACTCAGATCAGCGACAAGTTAAATGGTGGCAACCGTAATGGGACTAATTGAACTAGGGCAATACGCAGCAGCACTCTCAGCGATTGCAGTGCTTGCAGGAATGGCTATCAAATGGGGCATTGTTAAGCCCATCAAGGCGTACATAGATCAAGCTACTTATCCAATCCACCCAGCAGCCAATGGTGGCAAGTCGCTCCCGGATATTGCTAACACCGTAAACCGCATAGAGTCCAACATTAAAGACCTTGATTATCGCCTTAACAACATTGAGGAACTGGTTACTAAACCGACACGCACCAAAAAAACAACGAATTGACGTACTTGCGCTCTAGACTTATCTAGACGAAAGGTGGTCACCGTGACCTTACTTGACGATTTAGAAAATGTTAGACGAAAGAAAGCATCTTGTAGCGTTGCTGAAATCATTAAGACCCTAAGCGCAGCAGAAGCCAAAGCACTAAACAAAGCACTAGATGATCCTGATTCAAGCCCTTCCAATCTTGCAAAGATACTAACCAGTAACGGCTACAACATAAGCCGTCAAACCATTAACCGACACCGCAACCGCAGTACTAGCGCAGAGGGATGTAAATGCCCATGAGTCTTACAGACGATTTATCAAAGCTAGGGGATGACGAACAGCGCAAGCGCGTTGCTAAATCTATTCCTGCTGGCTTTGAACCCGGTATTGAATACGACTCAACAGGTGGTGTTCTAAAGTCAGTCCCTAGACCCGTAGGCGATGAACCTGATCACGCTGAACTGCTGGCTGAGTTTGAACTAGACCCTGCCAAGTGGCGTATTACAGGTCTGCGCCGTAGCAAGTGGCAGCGATGGGATGGTGATTGGCTAGAGTCGTTTAGAGCTACGTTCGTGCCGTCTAGTGGCTCTGTTCAGGTAGACCCACAGGAATTGCTGGACATAGTTGCGAAGTGGAAGCCTAGCAATACCCCTAGGAAGCCCGTAAAGGCATCTGTGAGCAACGTAGCCTTTGTTGTGGTACTTGCGGACACCCAAGTTGGAAAGATTGACGGTGAGGGTTCTGAGGGCATTATTAAAAACGTATTACACAAGACCGATTTAGCCGTTGCCAGACTCAAAGAACTGCGCAAGGCAGGTCGAGAGATTGACACAATCTACCTACCGCAATTGGGTGACTGCATTGAGGGTATGAACTCGCAGGGTGGCAAGCACATCTGGCGTACAGACCTAGACCTAACTTCACAGATTCGTGTCTATCGCCGTTTGCTTTTGCACATGGTTAGGACATTCGCGCCTTTGGCTGAACGTGTGATTGTGCCTTGCGTTCCCGGTAATCACGATGAAGCTGTGCGCGTTGGAAACTCAATGGCAACTACCTACACGGATTCATTTGCTTTGGATGCAGCTTCAGCCGTAGCTGATGCGCTGGCTGATCACCCTGATTATAAGCACGTTAGTTTTGTGTTCCCTAAGTACGACACACTTACAGTCACCCTAGACATGGCTGGCACAGTTGTAGGTCTAGCTCATGGGCATCAGTTCAGAGGTAAAGCGGTTGATTGGTGGATGAAGCAAAGTCATGGAATGCAAGATATTGGTGAAGCGACTTTGTTATTGAGTGGGCATCTACATCACTTACGAGTAGAACAATCAGGAGCAAAAACCTTTATTCAGTCACCTGCTTTAGACGGCGGAAGCACTTGGTTCCAGAATTCAAGTGGTCAAGCCGCACCTGCCGGAATGCTAACGCTTACAGTTGGTGGCGGTGGCTGGTCTGATTTGTTGATTGTCTGATATGAAAACAAAACTTTGTCGCAAGTGTAATGTCGTAAAATCTTTCGATGATTTTAATAAAGATCGGCGCAACAAAACAGACGGTTTGCAACCTAGATGCAGTAATTGCGAAATGATTTATCGTCAAGAAAATGCAGACAAAATAAAAGAACGTCGTGAATTGAATAAAGATAAAGCCAAAATCTATAAGCGCAATTACACAGTTCAAAATAAAGAAAAAATTGCACTTAACTCTGCGATTTATCGTAAAAATAATCCAGACAAGATAAAAGTAAATAACTTAAAACGCAGAGTTGCTAAACGCTCTAACGGAATCTATAAGATTTTTGAAAAGGAAATAAAAAAGTTATACAGTTCTAATTGTTTTTATTGTGGAAGCAAGGAAGATATACAGATAGATCACGTCATACCGATTTCTAAAGGTGGTACTCATTCGATAGGTAATCTTGTGCCAGCTTGTAGAGATTGCAATTTATCTAAGAGAGATAAGTTCCTAACAGAATGGAAAGCAGATGCCAAAATCTTGTAGCCACGATTGGCTATACGTTAAATCAACAGAGGGCGATTATGAAACGTGTCGCGTATGCAGTGAGTTCAGGTTAGTCCATGACAAGTGAAGAACTAGCTGACCAAGTTACGCGATGCGTTGAGTCTTTGCGCTCTAGGATTATGGGTACAGGTGATGAGCAATACAGCCGGGGTACTGAACAAAGCATTGAAACCAAATCAGGCGAGCAGATAGTTTTAGAAACGCTGGAAGAACTAGATGATGCCATTGTGTATTTGGCGCATCTTCGTGCTAGGTTAGGAAAACTTGCGCAGCTCTAGGCGATCCCTAGACCGTAGATGCCACTCGCTTATGCTTTGTCGGGTGGCATTTACTTTGCCTATTTGCGGATGTTAGACAACTCCTTTACTGTCATACAAAGAGTAGAAAGGGTTAGCAATGGCTGACGAAAAAGAAAACAAAGAGAACATGATTGCCCTGCGTCTTAACAATGAGCAGATGCTTGCGGTTAAGCAATGGGCGCATCAACACAACGCCAATGTAAGTCAAGTAATCAGATCAGCAATAGAGCTAATGACAGGAGCAAAGCAATGAGAACACCATCAGAACAGTTGGTGCAAACAACTTGGATGGCAGACCACAAACTGTTTCAGAATCACGATGCAGTTACGCCGATTGATTGGGCTAAGGTCTGGGAAGTAATAGACAACATAGATGAGCCAGAGTTTGACGAACATCAGCTAGTAATAGTTGCAGTTCTAGAGTTCCTGTGCGGTTCTGAAATGGTAGAAGTTAGCCTTGACGAGATCGCTAACCTGCCAGAGATTGAACGTCAAGCAGTAGCAGAAGCCTTGCGCCTTAAATGGTCTAAAGTCGAGTTCCAAGAAAACCTTTAGAGTACAATAGGAACAGGGTCAAACCAATACGGAATGACCCTGTTCAACAACTCCTTAATGTGGAAGGAGTCATTATGACTCATCTTATCGGCGATGCTTTATGAGTATCGAATCCATTGCAGCGTGTCTGCATCATTCACAAGCTAGCGGCTCAGACAAATTAGTTCTGCTTGGTATTGCAAACCATGATGGCGATGGTGGAGCGTGGCCGTCAATAACAACGCTTGCAAAATACGCAAACATCAGTGAGCGATCAGTTCAAACTTGCATTCAGAAGCTAATCAACATGGGTGAGATTGTGTGCCACGTTAATAAAGGTGGCAATGCTGATACTCGTGGTGATCGCAGACCTAACCGTTACGAAATTCTTGTGCGTTGCCCTAAACAATGTGACGGCTCAACTAAGCACCGGGTGAAGCAGGATGCAGAACGGGGTGAAGCACAGCGCAATAACGGGGTGAAGCCCACTACACAACGGGGTGAAGCAGGGTTCACCCTAACCATCCATGAACCATCCTTAGAACCATCCTTAAATACTCGTGTCTACGACAACGAGGTTATTCATGCCTGCAATTTGCTAGCTGACTTGATTGCAGACAACGGCTCACGCAGGCCAGAGATTACCGATAAATGGCTAAGTGACATGGAACGACTTAACAGGATTGACGAACGCAGTTGGGAACAAATCACTAAAGCTATCGAGTGGTGTCAAGCAGATAACTTTTGGCGTGGCAATATTATGAGTCCCGGTAAGTTACGCAAGCAATACGATCAGTTGCGACTGGCAGCACAACGCAACACTAAGCAAAGCAAGTTCACAAAGACAATGGACTGGCTTAAGAACCTAGAGAACGAAACAAAGGAACTAGAACAATGAACAAAGCAGATGTAGGCAAAGTGTTAGCAGTTGCAATGGCGATAGATGCCCGACTTGGTGCAGCTGACGAATCAGCGTTTAGGGCAAAAGTTGAAGGCTGGTCATTAGCACTAAGCGAAACTATGGACTTTGAGTTTGCTCGTGATGCAGTTGGCAAGCACTACAAATCAGCAACAGAAACTGTAATGCCAGCACACCTCAACGCAATGTGGACTGCTCATAGATCACGCGAACACGAAATAGATAACGTACGAGCTATTGGGTCAAGTCCTAGATCGCAAGGAATGCCAGATGATGTGCGAGCCAAATTGGTGGAACTAGGACTCAAGCGACCATAATGGATGGATGCTCAAAGATTGCGACCATGAAGCGTGGATAGATTCAGGAATGTGCCTGATCTGTACTGCTCCAGATTCATGGATGTACTCCGCAGCTTGTAGAGATTCGCACCCAGATACTTGCTTTCCAGAGAATGATGAACCGCACCTATACGCCACAGCTAAACGACTATGCGAAGAATGCCCAGTTGTGGGCTTCTGCCTAGAGATCGGGCTAGATGAAAAATGGGGTATGTGGGGTGGAATGACACCTGATGAGCGTTACAAACTAAGTAAGTCTGGCAAGGTTCCAAAGGACAAACTAGAAAAGCGCAGGTTTCTAAGGGTTTTTGCCTACACAAATTAGAACAAATGTACGAACGACACGTTATCAAATTGTTACCTAAATTGGCGCATAAAGTCTGTTCTCTGCCGTAATGTTATACACATAAGGAAGAACCACACAGGTTCTGAGAGAAGCGAAGGAAACAAAGCAATGAAACCAGAAATCATCAAAGCAGATGAAAGCAACAAAGACTGGAAATACATGGCTCTTTGCACAGAGCATGGCTTTTTGTTAGAAGCTCAAACTAAAAAAGAACTTGCAACTGTAAAGACTATGGACTTTTGCAGCGAATGTTACGAAGTAGGTGCCTAATGACTAACTGGAACTGGACACCACGCGCAAGATTCATAGGTGAAATCTTAACTGCACTGGCTCTGGTTGGTGCAGGTTGGGTTTTATTTGTTGGCACTTGGTTTGCGTTAGGTGGTAACTAATGGGCTTCGTACCTTTTGGAATGGAACGCGCATCACTAGATGAAAAGCACAAGATTAGAAAGATGCTTGAATACATAGGCATCACACATCCAGCGCATCAGGTTGAGTTTATGTCAGCCCTACTTGATAAACCTTTTGACACAACCAAGATGAGCCGTCAAGACTTCTACACACTCGTAGGCAAGCTTCAAAACATTCAAGAGAACAGGAACAAAGCATGAAACAGGAACAGCAGGATGCGTTACGCGCACCATTTGCCAAAGAGCAGATTCAGAAGCTGCCAACTGGCGGACTGCAATTAGATTACGTCAGCCACGCTTGGGTAACAGATCGTTTGCTCCAAGTAGACCCACTATGGACTTGGAAGCCTTTAGCATTTACGGATGCAGGACTGCCAGCGTTTGACAATAATGGCGGTCTATGGATTGAGCTAACAATCTGCGGTGTCACTAGATACGGCTACGGCGAACCACAAGGGCGCGACAAGTTCGACATGACTAAAGGTGCAATCGGTAACGCAATTAGAAACGCAGCAATGCGCTTTGGTGTTGCGCTTGATCTATGGGCTAAGGAAGCACCCGGCGAAAACAAGCCAGCAACTAAAGCATCTAAAGAATTTAGTACAGCAAGTCACAAAATGATTGAACGCATTAAGAATGCAGGCTCACTTGTTGAACTAAGTGAAGTAGTGCCACTTATTCAAAGTGGAGCGTTTACTGATGAAGAGAAGCGAGTTTTAAGAATCGCTTTTGATTACAAGAAAGTTGAGTTAGGCGCATGAGTTTTGTATTGGGAGCAGTGTTATTTCTGTTAGGTGGATTCTTTGGCATGTTGATAATGGCATTTGCGCAATCATTACCGCGTCAGATACAAGAACAACATGATTCGTTGGTATCGCAGCTGAGATTGGTGGTTGATGATGAGTGATCTAAAAGAAAAAGGTATGCAACTAACTTTGGATGCACATGTGGATTGGGCTGACCAAGCACTTATTGCAATTATGCAACTTGCAAAGCAAGGCATTGAGTTCACAAGCGAGGATGTATTGGCTATCACTGGCTTGCCGTCTGGGGAAGTTGGTCAGCATAAGAACAACGCATCAGGCGCAATTATGAACAAAGCAGCTCGTGCTGGTTGGATTAAAAAAGTTGGTTACGGTAAAGCAAAACGTAAGGAATCACATGGCGCAGTTCTAGCGATTTGGATAGGCGTGTGATTAGTTACTTTGTTGAGGGCGAGCCAGCACCGCAAGGTTCTAAGAATGGCTTTGTGAAGAATGGTCGCGTGGTTATGGTTGAGTCAAGCAAGAAAGTTAAGCCTTGGCGTGAAGCCGTAGCAACTCAAACGCAAGAGTATCGAGCTAGTAAATGGCCCAATGCAGAGCAGTGGACAATAACAAGCCCGGTAGAGATTGCGCTTGTGTTTCATTTACCTAGACCTAAGACCGTCAATCGCAAGTGGCCCAGCGTTAAGCCTGATTTAGATAAGTTGATTCGCTCAACCTTTGATGGATTGACAACTGGCGGTCTTTACACAGACGATGCTTTAGTAATAGCTGTGAGCGCATCTAAGCAATACGCCACAGACAGAATTGGTTGCCAGATAATTGCAAGCGAGGTGCAGGATGTTTAACACAGACGGCGCAGCTTGTATTGGGTTAGACCCAGAGTTGTTCTTTCCAACCAATAACATAAGTCCCAAAGTTGAGGACTTACTTAAAAAGACTTGCCTACGGTGTCCAATCTTTGATGCTTGCCTTGATTATTCGTTAAAGGTAAAGGTTGAGGGTTGGTGGGCAGGAACATCAGACAAGGAACGTGTAGCTTTACGCAGGTTCTTTGGCATCACGCCAATACGAATAGACGAAGAATACAAACACACGATTCAACAAGAAACAAATCAAGCAAAGAATTCGCGCACATACCGTGAGCGATTAAGAGAAGCAGGAGCAATGTAATGGCACTACCAACAATAACTGCGCAAGGAAATTTGGTCTTTGAGCCAGACTTTCAAGTAACGGCATCAGGTCTTAGCCGTTGCAAGTTGCGTATTGCATGTAACGACAGAAAAAAAGCACCAGACGGGACATGGTCAGATGGTGATACTAACTATTTCGACATTGTTTTGTTTGGTGGAGTTGCTGAATCAGCAGCTGACACACTAAAAAAAGGTCAAGCAATCTTGGTTATTGGTAAATGCAAAATAGTAAAGTACGAGGACAAGAATGGCGTTGAGCGTACATCCGTTGAAATCACTGCCAATGAAATTGCAGCAGTAGTTAAGGCATCCAAAGCAAAAGCAACAGCACCAGAAAGTGACCCTTGGTTATGATTATCGCCTTAGTTTTATCAGTAGTGACAGTGACAATAGTGACGTTTCTTGCTGGCTATCGCCTAGCAATGCACCATAGCAAGATGGAGTTTGTACACCTAAACAGTGAGGGTGACTCATTAGAGCCAATCTTCGCAAAGCTAGACCGTGAGTACGCATACACAGATGAACTAACTAAGCCGTTCACTAATGAAAAGTAAGTGTGCAGTCTGCCACCGGTCATCCAATCAAACGGATGGCTGGTGGTCAGTCTACGAGCTACAACGTCAATACGACTTATGCCCTAGTTGTTACCGCAACAAGAGCCTGATCGCATACAGGGACACAATCATTGAAGCACTGCAAGAGATAAAGATTAGTGACCCTGACCCTGCGCTTCATGTAGCAATGCAAGTAATGAAGCAACGGTGTATGTCAGTAGTCAGGGACTTAAAGTTCAATGACTAAGCCGATAAGACCACGCTCTAAAAAGATGGAAAGCCTGTACGCAACTGAACGCCGTAAGTTGGTAAGAGAGTTGCTACGGGACTTCCCAGCCTGTCAGCGTTGCGCTATTGCCTATGCAACAGACGTACACGAGATCAAGACACGCGCTAGAGGTGGAAGCATTGTGGATAGGGATAACCTTGCGCTACTTTGTAGACCTTGCCACACTTACATAACGCAGAACCCGGCAATAGGTAAGGCTGAGGGCTGGCTAAAGAATAGTTGGGATGACTAATGAAAGCACAATGTATTGCTTGCGGTTACGATGCGCAGGTGACTATGGTTCTAGATGAAAAGTCTGAGCTAGGCGTACTTGGAACTATTGCACCTAAATCCTTTTGCGTTAGATGTATGTATTCAATAAGCAAAGCCTATAAAAACCTATCTGACAACAATCATTTAGTAATACCAGCAGAGGGTTATGACAATGACTGAACCTAATGGCATCTGTCGTGCTGGTTGTGATACACAAGACCACGAGAGTTATTGGGAATGCTTACAAGCAGCCAACGTGTCAATAGACAAATCAAGTCTTAGACCTTAATAGACTAAGCGCATGAACTGGACAGATACCGTTGGCGTGACGATTCACAATGACCTAGTGAGGTCAGCGTTAAAGAACAAGCCAGAAGCAGACATTGACAAGCTAGAAGCCAGCATCAAGCGCATGAGCCTAAGCGTTGGCATTACACGCATGGCAATAGCATCCGTCTTAGATGCAGAGATAGAAGCAATGGCTGCCTATCGCGTACTGGGTGATTCATCTATTACGAACGAATACTTAGCAGGGATGCAGTCAGCAGCTGATCTAGTTAGATACGGCGTACACCTAACAGACGGAATGAAGCTATGACCACGATCATCACAACAACAGGCAACAACTTCGCCACACTTACAGCAGACCAAGGCATAACCTCAAACCTTATTCACCCCGACATGCACAAGATTGTTCAGCAAGACACATGGATTATTGGTGTAGCCGGGAGCGCAAGAGTCTGTGACCAGTTGCAGTACTCGATTGAATACCCAAAGCCACCAGTAGATGTAGTTAAGTCAGGCAACTGGATGAAGTGGCTGGTTACTAAGGTAATGCCGTTGATAGAGAACAAGGTCAAGGATGATGACATTGAAGCAGAAGCCTTACTGGTTACGCATGGCAAAGCATTCCTCATCAGCGAGAACCTAAGCGTACTAACAGCCAGCCCTTACTGGGCAATAGGATCAGGCGCAGAGCTAGCAATAGGCGCATTAGTAGACAAGCAATACTTAGTGGGTTGGAATAAGAACCACGATCTATCTGCGTTAAGAGCTATGGAAGCAGCAAGTATGCACGACCCCAACACTAGGGGGACTGTGGATCAGTACCGCTCCTACACCAACGGCAAGGTAATGACTAAAGCAAATGGCATTTAACAAACCATGTTTGAAGTGCAAAGCCTTACACCGTAATCCATCCCTATGCGATACCTGCCAAAAGGTAGCAGATGCGACTAGGAACGCCACAAGACCTCACTACAAAGGCAATTATGCCAAGCAAGCTAAGTTAGTAAGAGATTCAGCAACAGTCTGTTGGTTATGCGGATTAGGTCGCAAGGCTGATGACCCCTTTACAGCTGACCACTACTACCCCGGTGACCAGACAAGCCCACTAATACCAGCACATAGGTCGTGTAATAGTCGCAGAGGGAACAAACCCCCCACCGTATAAAGGGGGGACGGGTCAAAATCTCACATACCCTTGCCGAGCAATACCCCGACCCAACTCTTTGTGCATCCCCGCGAAATTCCCAGTTTTGAAAAATGGCGGATTTGCGCGGTTTTTGCGTAGACTAAAGCCATGACTGAACTGCGCATCGAAACCGTAAACATAAACAGCCTGACCGCCGATCCTGCCAATGCTCGCAAGCATGACGGCAAGAACCTAAAGGCAATCGCTAGCTCATTAGAAAAGTTTGGGCAACGTAAACCAATTGTTGTAACGCCTGACTCAATTGTGGTAGCCGGCAACGGCACTCTTGAAGCTGCAAAGTCTTTGGGCTGGACAGAGATAGCAATTGCACGAACTCCTAGCGGCTGGACTTGGGATCAGATCAAAGCATTTGCACTAGCTGATAACCGCACAGCTGAACTTGCCGAGTGGGATGACAAGGTTCTAGCAGACCAACTTTTAGAACTTGATGCTAACGGCTGGGAGTTAGAGGAACTTGGATTTGAGAACCTAGAGCCACCAATCACTGACCAAGATAATGAGCCGTTGTCTTTTGACGATGCTCCTACAAGAGCAAAACTAGGTGACCATTGGACAGTCGGTAAGCATCATGTAATTTGTGGCGATTCAACCGACTTAACTTTAATTGCTCGTTTCAAAACTTCTTTTGATGCAGTTGTAACTGATCCCCCGTATGGCATTGGCGCAGGTTCTTGGACACGTTTAGGCAAAGGCAGAATCAATAACAACGTTTCGGAATGGGATAATTCCAAGCCACCTATTGCATGGATTTTGGATCTAGCACCAGTTGCAATTATTTGGGGTGGCAATTACTTCACTGATGAGTTACCAGTTACAAATGACTGGCTCTGCTGGCACAAAAAAAATGACGATAGAACTTTCTCTGAATTTGAACTGGCTTGGACTAATTTGGGAAAGCAGTGCAGGCATCTATCGCATCATTGGTCAGGTGAACAAAAACAACACATGACGATGAAGCCGTCACCTGTTATGGATTGGTGTGTTTCATTTATCGATAAAGGTGCAAAGATTTTAGATGTGTTTACAGGAAGTGGTTCAACTTTGTTAGCAGCCGATAGGAATGGTCAGCAAGGATTTGGCGTTGAACTTGATCCAAAGTATGTTGATGTCATACTTGATAGGTTAGAAAAGCAAACAGGTTTAGAAGCACAACTGATTGAGGACTGAGAATGGCTCCGAGAGGTAGACCACCAAAGCCGATAGAACAGAAACGTCTTACTGGTAATCCCGGCAAGCGCACACTGCCAGACCAGAAAGAACTTGTGCTGTTGCCATCTGCCTATGACATTCCAGAGCCTAGCCGTCAGCTATTAAGCGCAGGTCAAGAACTTTGGGATCGCATTTGGGGCATGGGTCAGAGTTGGATTAGCCCTAGTACCGATGTTGATTTATTGCTTATGACCTGTGAGTTACTTGATGAACGCCGTAACTTGCGCATTCAGGTTCTTCAAAACAACCGACCAGATGAACGTAAAGCCTTGCGCGATCTTGACCGCCAGTTAGTCGCTAACCTTTCGCTCTTAGGATTTACGCCAACAGACAGGTCACGTTTAGGCGTGGCAGAAGTTAAACGTCAATCGAAGCTAGAGGAACTGCGATCTCGTGCCAGCCAACATTGAGTCTTGGCCACCGACTTGGCTAACACCTGTAAACAAAGCAGCCCTTAACAAATCTCGTGGCTGGGAAGTTGCAGACTTTATAGATACCTTTGCTATTCAAACTAAGGAAACTGTTGCTGGCTTTGCAGGTGACAAGATGCAACTGCGTGACTGGCAGAAAGAGTTAATGCAACATCTTTTTGCTATTGGTGCTGACGGCAAGTTTAGACACCGCACCGCGCTAATTGGTATGGCTCGCAAGAACGGCA